ACCCGCTAGCCTCTGCTATGCCGCCGCGATGCCTTAAACGCGAGGCCAATCTATCCGTCAGGTCCGTCTCGTGCGCCTTGGTCATTGCCGTCTCGTGGTTGCCCCTGCCGAGTACCGCTAGGTGCGATTTAAAAGGCCCGTAAAAGTCCGCCGCTGTCTCGACCAACAGGTCGAAATAGTTGCTCCCTCGATGCTCTGGCCTGAGTGCTGATTTATCCGCTCGCTTATCCCACCGCCCTTGCATCGCGCAGAATAGATCGCCGTTATCAATGATCGGTGCGTCGTACTCAAGAGCCTCTTGGAGGTGTTGCCGCTCTAGGTCTTGGTTGCACTTTGGGTTGTCGTGGTGAACATCCGACCGAAGCAAGACCCATTGCTCCCAGTCTTTGTTCCTGCTTAAATCGATCGTTATTTCGTGGACATTATTGGATATCCGTTTTAACTTCCAAGCCATCTGAGTTCCTCCAGATTTTACAGGCTTCATCGATCGTGATTTCGGGCTTGCCGAGCTTCGCATTCACCGCGTTGTGGAGTGCTACGCCCCATGCAAAGAATGCTTCGGGGGAGGTGAAGTCGGGGGGGTTGGCTGCTTTCCATTCGGCATAAAATCGCTTGCACGAGCAACCGTATTGGGGGATGAGCAACTCCCATTCGGTTAGCTGCTCGATGGTTGATATGCTGCCATCGTGCAACAGGATCCAGGGGTTAGGTTTTCGCTCAATGGTCACGCCGCTAATCGTTATCCTTGGCTCTGGCCTTGGTCTTGGCCCTATTGCCGACGATAGCTTAAAGCCTTTTAGCGTGTCCCTTGGAAACATTAGACTAGCTCCAGCGTGACGGTTGGAAGCGACAAGCAAAACGCCCCGGCTGAGTAATCAGTCCTAATGTGATCGCATTCGTAATCAACTATCTTTCGCCCGCAGAATCCTCCGACGCTGGCAAACAGAAAAGGCGTTCCAAGGTACTGACAGTTGGTTTCTATAACCAAGCCGTTGTCGATATAGCTAACGCAGCAATCGGGGACCGTGCAAAGCCCTGGCGGTTGCGTGTCGCCGTCGCAATTTGCGCCCGCTACGTTTCCTGGGTTTATGCCGTCGACATCCAGCGCGCCGCACATGCTAGACCCTTCAAGCCCGTCGCCCAATGGGTTAGCTGTGTAGTCGTAAGCATCCCTAACGAATCGATCGACGCCTAGCGTAGTGCCTTGGCAATTAGGCTCAGGCACATAACAACCGGACTCTGTTGGCCTAGTAAAGCAATTCGACACAAACGTAACTTGATCGTACATTCCGTTTGCTTGAACCTCAAAGCATTTTAACTCCTCAGTTTCTTCGTCTAACCAAAGCGGGCCTTCTCCTAAAAAGCAAACCGAAAGGTAGCCGAACTCGGATTCGTCATACAGAGGCACGTTTCCAAAACAGTTGCTTCCGCCGATATTCAACCCGCAAGGTATCTGGGATATAGTGCAATTTGTCTTTCCGTCGCAGCACGAAAACGGTACGTCGTCATCGGCGGTAATCTCGATTTCGCCCGTCGGCAACTCATCGAAGAATTTAGCCCGCGTGATTTCGACCGTACTTACTTCGGTGTATTGAATTGCATCATCCGGGCAGGTGTCCGTATCCTCTCCGAACTCAGTAGACCAGCTCGCAGATATAGAGCAATCGCCCGGACGAAAAACGCCGGTGCAAGATTGGCTTGATATCGAGTGGTCTATCTGTGCGCTCATCCCCTCTTCGACGATAAACTCATAGGTGGCCGCTATGTAGTACTTGCAAGTCGGCTCTTCGTCCCCGTCGCACTTTATGAGCGTCTTGCCTATCGTAATCTTAATCGCGTTTAGTGTTCGCTTGGTCCCGAAAAACCGCCTTGCTGTAGCCGTCCCTGAAGTTGACTTTGATTGAACCAAAGTGCATTCGCAGCACCCTTCGGGCTCTGGGTCTGTTGTTGTCAGAAATGCGTTTTCTTTTTGATGGTAGTTTACCGTGAACGAACTGGTGACAACCCGTTTCGCCCAAAGGCTACAACTCTCCGAAACCGGCTGGCACTGTAAAATAATTCGATTCTCAAGACAGCAATCTCCTTCGCTCAAATTGGCTCCGAAGGTAGGGTAAACCGGATCGCCTGGACTGCCGTTGCAGTTTTCGTATGGCGTCTTTAGCTTGACAGTGCTAAACGGTATTTCCGCATCTGTTAAGCAACATGGGCAACCGCATTTACCGAAGCATCCCATTTAGCAAATCTCCACGGCGATCCAACGATTGCCAACCCGAAAGCAAATCAGGCTAGCCCCGTTGGCGATCGCCGAACCAGGGTTCAAAACCTCGATGTCTGACCCAAACAAATTCGACAGCACCCTAGCGTCTGAAATCTGCTTAGCCGATGCCGTCCCTACGCCGAGCGTAGTTCCTGCCCTAGCCGTGATCGTCGACGTAGCCACCGCCACAAGAATATCGGCAGTCGATACTAAATCCGAACTAATAGAGCCGCTTGGCTTCGTCGCTCCGATACCCCCAAGCAAGGCTTGACTGTCCGCATAGTCGAAAGCGTAGAGCGTTGTATCGGCCATTTAGGAAGTCCTGATAATGGTGGAGAATTCAACTTCCTTTTTGCATCGAAAAACCAACTCGGCCGGGTCGGTCGCTTTTGCTCCTGATCCGTTTAGTGGGCCTACCATCGGGAAAGTATTCGTCGAGTCCATGTATCGAAGCGTCTGCCCGCCAGACTTGTAAAACGGTCCAATGTCCGGCCGCTTTTCATCGTGGTTGTCAGGGTCGTAAGTCACCTTGTATTTCGCCCGCCATGCCGCATAGCCCGCATACGAGCCCAATTCAGCCTCTTGAACCTCCAGGAGTAGGGTTCTAGCTGCAAACGTCTGGCCTAAAGCCGTAAACGCCGTTTTGTTTACGATGTCGTTTCTGCCGAGGAAGTCCGTGAGCTTTAAGCCTGGGTCATCAAACTGGACGAAAGAGAATTGGCAAAAACTCGAGGTATCTGTCAGCGGTTGATCGAATGGCGTACCCGCTGAATTGACTGGGTATTTAGCTGGCGTCGATCGATCCTTGGCAAGCACCTTTTCTTTGGTCACAAACGAATCGATTTTGAAAATCGGTATCCACGTTGCCGGGTCTGGATTGTTTTCCGAATTCTGCTTTTGTTCTTCGGTCCCTGTTTGGAATCGAGCCGTTACATTCCAGAAAAGAGCGTGCTTCTCCTCTCGATCGCAGTCCACGCTATCGCAAATCAATCCTAATGGCCCGTAAAGCAATCCCGCCCGAGGGAGCCCAGGCGTGTCGTACAGGATGCTCTGGCGATTGGATGTAACCTGATCGGTCTTCACCCTGTAGTTCCAGGTTTCGCCGAGGATCAACTGGAAGCCTTGACCCTTGCGAGCAAAGCCGGATCCTTTGCGAAGTTCCGCGCCGACCAATTCGTTAGCCATTACCTTGCCCCCGCTAGTCTTGGTGCTGTCAATGCAAGTTCGTTGGCCTTTCGAGCCTCAACTAGCATTTGATCTTGATACTTTTTCCGCTCTGCTTTTTCTGCTGCGTCGGTCCGCTGGTTCAACAGGAATGCAAAGGCCTCTTTGGATCCGGCTTTAAGTGCAGGGGCGATGTTTTTGGCGATGTCTGCCGCCGGGTCGGATAGCTTTTGCTGGACCTGAGCCTGCTTAGCTATGTTCGCTTGCCCCATCGATCCGGCTTGCTGTTCTGGCGTCAATTGAGCGAAAAGGGCGCGTAGCCTCTGGATTTCCGCTGTCGCCTTTTGCTTGTCGCTCATCATTTCTTTTTCGATCGCCGCCGATTCGCTCATCGCGTCTTTACGTTGCTTCTCGGCATCAACCATCTTTTGCATATTCTCGAATCGCTCGATGTCTTGCTGTTTGTATCCTTCGCGGGATTGTTTTTGCCGCCTTGCTTCATCGTCGCCTAGTGTGAGCTTGTCGTATTCTTCGCGAAGCTTGGATAGGTCGCCAAAAGCCTTCTTTTGGAATTCGATATCAGACTTAAGTGCGTTCACCCGAAGATTCTCGGCCCTGGTTCGCTCCATTTCAGCCTCAGCAAGCCGCTTTGATTGCTCGACTTGCTCGGCCTTTTTCTTGGCTATTTCACCCTCTTGATTGGCCGCCCTAATCAATGCGGCTTCCCGGTCTAGCTCCGCATCCTTTATTTCTTGGCTCTTGTCTAGCGTCGCATTGAGGCCATCCATTACCGCGCCGACAAGGCCCGAGGTTAGGTCTAGATTGCGAACTGACTTAGACGCGCTTTCAACGGCGGTTCCGATCCCCGCAAAAAGCGAAGCGTAAGCATCGGAAGCTAGCTTGATGTTAAATCCGATAATACCGCGCTCACCGCCGCCCTCGCCGCCTATGCCCTCCCTGAGCATCCCAGTGACCTGTTTAAGCATCGGCATCAAGTCGGTTCCAAGGCTGATCGCTGCCGCCTTGATCTCCGATTCCATCTTGGCGAACTGGCCGGACATGGATTGTGATAGCCGCTCATTCATGCCGAAGAATAGCCCGCCCTCCGATGTAGCCGTCTGGAATGCCTTGGCGACCATTTCAGCGGATATCTGGCCGTCTTCCATCCGCTTCTTTAGCTCGACCATGCTGATACCAGTGGTCCGGCTTATCTCCTGTAGCGGATTAAACCCGCTGTTGACCATTTGCAAGACTTCTTGCCCCATCAATCGGCCCGCTGCTTGGGTCTGCCCAAAGGCTAGCGAAAGGCTTTGGAACTTGTCGCGATTGCCAAGGCTGATCGCCGCTAGCCGCTCGAGGTGCTGAGATACCCGCGTCGATTCGACCCCAAACTGCATCAACGTCTGACCGGCCCTAGCGAATTCGCCGTAATTCAATGGGCTTTGAACGTCGAGAAGCTTAAATTCCTTCAGGAGCGTGTTGGCCCTAGATGCCGAGCCCGTCATAACCTCAAAAGCGATCGCGTTATTCTCTAGTTCCGTCGCAAGCAAAACGGATTTCTTGATCGCCTGAAATCCTGCCGCAATGCCGATGTATTGGCCTGCTGCCGCTTGAAGTGATCGAAGCGATATTGCTTGACCGTCAACAGTCCTCGATGCGTCTTGCGTCGCTTGGGCCAGTCGCTTGGTTGCTGCTGTCTGCTGTTCGGTCTGTTGGGTCGCGATACCGTACTTGGCGATTAGATGGTTTTCGGCCTGAACGAATTGCGTAATGCTTATAGCACCCTCACGCAAGGCCCGCTCAAATAGCCCCATGTCACGCCGGAACTTATCGATCGACGGTTCTGACTGCTTTAGCGTAGCCGTCATGCTGCGCAGTTCACCGCGAAGGAATTCGCCGCCGTCGGCATTCATTCCGATCCGAATGTTCGCCACGTTGATCGTCTGGGCCATAGCTACTTACCTCCGAATCCGAACATCGATTTCACTTGGTTCGCCATCGCCTTGCAGGACTGAGCCGACTGCTTGAGGATCGAAGCTGCGCTAACCTTGGGCCTGTAGAATCGATCCGGCATAAAATCCGATGCGTCAGGCGGCTCCTCGTCGGCGCGTGCGTAAAGGGGCAAATAGAGGGCTTCCAAGAGCTTCGCAGTCTGCATCCAGCGTTCCCCCATCGGTTCGACCATGTCCCACGCTAGCCACTGATTAAGAGCCCCAGCGGGTAGACTTTGCATCCACGCCGCCGGATCTTGGATTCCCCATTTCAGGCAGAGCCGGTACGCCACTTTTAGGCGTCGGCTCTTTCTGATTTTTTTGCAAGGGCCTCGATTTCCCCTTGGTCGTACTTGTTGATTTCTAGGCACTGATCGTAAAGAGGCCCGACAACCGACCTAGGAAGGTCTCGCAGTACGTTGGGATCCATTACTACCCGCTGCCCTGATTCGTCTCGTAGACAATAGGCAACCATAACCCGACGATGCGCCGTCCAGTCGTAGCCCTTTTTGGTCTGCAATTCGACTTCCATGTTAGCCGCATCCGATTCGGATAGCTCATGGATGAAGTATTGCTTGCCCTTGACAGTGACAGGCTCGACGGCCAAATCACGCTTTGCCAGTGCAAGGAAATCGTCTTGGTTACTCATCGTCCTCTTCGTCCTTTGCTTGTGCGACTGCCTTGATCGCCGCCTCGACGAAAGAACGCGAAACCTGTTCGGGTCGCTGCACTTTGGCAGGGTAGCCCTGAATGGCTTCGAGTTGCTTTTCGAGCGATGCGATTTCCTCAGCCGTCAAGGCATCATGGGGGAATTCAAATATCGCCTGAATCTGAGGCGTTTCGCCAAGTGGCAAGTAGCCAACAAGCTTACCGCCGACACGGATCTGGCATTGATTCAAATCTCGCTCGATCCCAGTAGCCAACGATATTCCTCGCTGGCGATTCAATTCAAAAACCATTTTCGATCGTTCCTTAAGCAGGGGTGAAGGTAATATCGGTCGCGCCGTCGAATTGGAGCTTGTAGCTACCCTTCATAACTTCGCCTTTGCCGAGCTTTGGCGTCTTGACTTCCTTGACAAACGCCGTCCCCTGAAGGCTTCCTGCGCCTGGAAAGGTAATCGTCACGGAAGTTCCCGCGTAAGGCTCCGACGTTGGAATCATCGTAGCCGCGAAAGGAATCGCCGCTCCGAGCCAGTTAAACACAACGTCAACCTCTGGATTTTTCCGGAGGTCCGAAGGTCGAAGGGCTTCAAACCCGGTTGTGTCCAGGCTTGAAATATCGAGCGAATCGACGCTGATCGTCATTTCGCCGATAGAAACCACCTGAGTAGTGATAAGGCTGGTTCCCGAAATCGTCGCTCCGAGTCCGGTATCTGCAACAGTCAACGCTGCCATGTTTAAGGCTCCTTGTAATGAACAAGCATATCAAACGAAACTATGTACCTGTGCTCCTGGTTGCCGTCTGTTGGCGGCTCCTGCATGTATTGATCGGCATCGAATTTGATTCCGCAAAAGGTGTGCGAACTGACAACGCCCCGAAAGGCATCGATTCCAGTGTCCCTAATTGCTCTGGCAATCGCGCTCGCCGTCGTTCGCGTCAATGCGTAGCATTCAATGATAAATCGTGCTTCGGCTAGCTTGCTCATTCCCTGTAAGTGATCTTCTCGATCGGTCGATGTAACGTAGTAAACCACCGCCGGAAGCGTTGCGTTTTGAACCAATGCGTCTGGATACATACGCTGCCCGATGAGCGTAGATACCGCCGAATAGCTAAGGAGTTTAGTTCGTAATGCTTCGCCAATCGCCGACATGGCTTAACGCTCCCCGCTTACGATGTAAATGTCTTTGCTTGTTTCGCTTGATCCGGCGATGATTCGAATGTGCCGAATGCCTTCGAAAACGTCGGGGTTTAGTGCGATGTACCGACTTGCTGCAACAGTCAGAGAGTAAAGGCTAGACCCGTTGTAAAGGTCAAACCAGCTAGCCCCATCGAGAGAGCTCTGGAACGAAAGCGTAGTGCTGGCCAATCCGACCGGGGTGACGATCGCTAGGGGCATCGTGCCTTGCAATTGAATCCCGGTTGAGGTTGTCCCGGTCGAGAATGTCACCTTGTCAGTTAGCTTAAGGTTCCTAGCCAATTCGTAGCTCCTTGATTTCTTTTTGTAGTTGATCGACGAAAGCCGCTTCGGCAGTTCCCGAGGTCTGGCGATACGCCCGCATGGGGGCGCGTTGCTCTTTGGGGAATGTCGCGACGGTCGCTTTCGATCGGTTGATTCGAGTGTATTGCCGACCGGATCGGCCCGTATAAATTACAGGTGAACCTGGCTCGCCCCAGTGGTATCGCGTGTAGCTTTCACCTTTTTTGTAAGGCATTACGAATTGCTGCTTGTTGCCCTCTTTCCATGTCGCTCCAATCACAACGCCGATGCCGCCCTTGAAAACCTTGTGGCTGAAATGCTTCCGCGAATCGTTTTGAAACGCTGCGTTATTCTTGAATTTCTTGGACCACTTGAGCCGTGACCCGGTAGCCCTCGAGGATTGAGCGTGACCCTCGCAAGCCGCCGCAACAGGTTTGGCAAACGCCCCCAGGCATCGACCAAACGGAGCGTTGCGAAGCATCAACGGGATTTGCCCGATCTGCTTGATAAGACTCTCGTTGATTTCGATTGTGGTACTCACGGCAACACCGCCGAGCAAATTATGTCGATGTAGTTTCTCAAGCCGTCGACCATGTTTACCGCCGTAATACCGTAGGCTTCGCCCTGGTAGACGACCCGCATTTGAACCGTGTATCCCGATCGGTATCGGACTCGAAAAACTGCCCTGGTCCCTGCCTCAAGTTGCCGACCCCTCATCGATTCGATTCCAGCGGTTGGCGTGAATTGACAAGGCTCGTCAACAACGTAAGAGGACCATGAAACGACAGGCTGGCCGCTTGCGTCTTGCGTCTCTGTCGTCTGTTGGATTGTGCATCGGTGGCGGAGGGCCCCGGTACGCTGGTTTTTGGGTCTCACTGCGCATACTCCCCATCGGGCATCTGGACAATGACTTCGATTTTAATTGTTACCAACTTTCCGACAGAAACCACAGGCTCCCACGAGCGAACGCGAAACACTCTGCCGTCCTCGCAGGTCAAGCCTACGCTAGGGATTTTGATTGCTGCGTTGGTCTGGTCGAGCGGATTGGTTTTTTCTTGTGGTTTGCTCATGGGTAGCTGCTCCTCATGTATCGCAAAACCAAGGCCTCGTAAGGCCGCATCGTTTGCATTGATTCGGCCATCAACATATCGCGATTCTCAAAGTAATGAGCGACCAGCATCAACATTGCGTTTTTGGCGATCGCTGGCACTTTTGACCCGTCTTCGGAATAGCCGACTTTGTACGTTATCGTCCAAGCGTCCCACCTTGCCACCGTCCCCGGCAAGACTTGCAAATACGCAAGCCTTACCGCGTCGACGTGTAGCTGATATTGATTCGCCGGGTAGGTCTGGAGCGTGTTGGCCCCATCGTAGTATTGGATTGAGGTGATCGAGTGGATCGGGCTTTTAGGTAATTCAACCCCATCGGTCCATTGTGCAAGCCGGATCCTGTACGTAGCAAAACAAGTAGCCGAATCGGTATCGTGTTCCCACTGCTCCCTGGCCGCCTGAATCAAGCCTGCCAAGTGCGTATCGTGGGTTGTGTCACTTATGCCGATTTCGAGCTGTTTTTTCGCTTCGCTTAGTGTGATCGGGTCCGCTGTCGGCCCTGTCACTAGCTCCGGTATCAATCGCACTGGCGATGCCCCTTTCGATTAGTATCAACGCTACGCCGTCCTGCAGGTCGTCCAGCCTATGACCGACTGGAAAACCTTGCCAAATTTTAAGTAGCTCAACAATCACTAGGTCACCAAGCACACATCGCCATCGGCCACGCCCGTTGAAGTTGTTGGGGGTAGCTTGCCGTAGCCAAGCACGGCCGTACCGGCAATAAACCCGCCGCTCGTGCCATCGCCAAAGGTTGCAACAACCTTAAGAAACGGCTCGCGCCCTCGCATGTCGATCATAAAAGGACACACCTGCCCGTCGTCGGTCGCGCTTGGTAGCGCAAGCGTAGCCCCGTTGTAGCCAGTGCCGCCCGCAAAGGTAGCCCCGGTAATGTCGGCATAAGTACCGCCGCTGGTAGAGCATTGCTGGACCTTCAATGCCGTCATGGCAATATCCAAGGCCCCTAGCTGGACGTTAATTAAAACGAAATCAAAACCGCGACAATCAATAACTTCGGCTGTAGCCGATGCGTTATCGATGATTGCCGCTGGTTTGATCGCCGGAACACATTTAACGTAGTGCAAAGGATTCACAAGTCACCTACTTTCTTTTGTTGGGTTGAATTAAGAGGCCGAGACCAATTGAAGGATTGGGCCTGGGTTGCTTGCGTCGCCTTGCTCGTGGACGTTGTAATCCCATCGCATAGTGGATCGAAATCCGATTTCGTCGGTTTCAAAATACCGCGACGCATCGCCAACCAATTCGAAGTTGCGACGCAATCCGAGAGTCGAGGCCATTCGCAAATCGCCAAAGTACCCGAACTTGGTCGAGGCTCCGATAGTTTTTGGCAGTACCTCAGAGAAAACTACAGGGTAGCCCAGGAACTGGTTGGCAGAAGGCCCTTGCCCGATGTCCTCTTTGTTGTTGCCGCCAGCCGCTATCTGTAATCGGCCCATCACAGTCGACCAAGTCGACTTATGCACGAACCATACCGGCCTGATACCGCGAAAATCCGGTAGCTTGCCGACTGCGCTTTCGAACATCGCCATCGTGATCGTTGCCGCCGTGTTCTGGCCGGCTGCTGCCGTAACAACCGATCCGGCTGCCAGCGAATTGGCTAGACCCTTGACGCCGTGGTAAGCCCCAGTTCCGTCCCCAAGGAATCCAGCTTCGTCGGCTGCCAAGGCGTGAGCCAAAGCCGCTTCGGTTGCGATCTCTTCAGCCATCGAAATCGTAGCGTCTTCGGTCAGTTCGCTGGATACCCTAGTGAGAGTACCCCACTTTCGGGCAACTAGATTCAATGGTCCGTATGTCGGCTGCGATTGCGTGATCTCCTTGGATTCGCCAACAGGGTAGGCTTTCATTCCGCTCAATCGCCGCGAAGTAGTCAGCGTGTCCGAGGTCATATTTCGGACAAAAGCGTATCGCGGGATAACACCATATTCAAACACCAAACGAATGACGCCCGCGACGAACTCAGGTGGAACCAAAACACCGGCCCCGGTTGGATCATTGGTCTGGAGCGTGTTTTGCACGCCGTGATCCTTGCACCACTGCTTAGCCGATTCGCTGCCAAAATGAGCTTGGAAGAACTTGCCAACGCGAAACGCTTCGGCTTCGCCGTCCGGGCCTGTAAATACGGTCAGGGGCTTGATTGCCCTGGCTGTCGCTGGAACGCGAAACGAAACACTCGCAGAGGGTTGATTGTCAACGTGCTGTCGCACCGAATTCGATACCGCAGATTCAATCCGGATCGCTCGTTCGCGTTGCGTTGCCAAATTGGTGATTTGGCCAGGGTTCTTATCGTCCCCGACGATGGAATCAATCTCGGTCTGCTCTTCGGTCGAAAGCTCCCGGTTGTCGTCTTTGGCGATCGCTTGAATCGCTCCTACTTTGGCCTGTAGGGCCTCGATTTCTTTTTGTAGCTGATTTGCACTCTTCACTTGGACTGCCCTTTGTGGGTTGTGTGGCAGTCGTTAAACCAAGATAGCGGCATGACTGCCACGGGAAACAAACTATTCTTACCGTGTGTCACTGCCGCTAATAAGTTGCAGAGTTGTCGGCACTTCTGGCCGACGCAATAAATCTAGGCTACTGGCCCGGGCTTGTCAAGCGATCGAAAAAAACGACTTGCAAGGGCTTTTGAAAAATCATTCGCCGCTTAACGCAAAAATTGCCCGATGAGTGCAAAATCGGTACGCCCTTTTCGTTGGTCCGGTACTGGGTGACCTCGCCGGTCTCTGTGTTGCACTCGACGCTACGCCCCTCGATCCTATTGCCATAGCCGTCGAGGATGTAATCGACCGGCCTGCCCGCCTTGCTTGTGTTTTCCACCGTGTAGATCATTGCGCCAACCCCTTGCTGAACTGAGCCATTTTCGCCTGAAGTAAATTCGCTTTAGCTTGGTCGAACTGCGAAGTCATTTTCTTTTTCTTTCGGTCGTCTTTGTCTTTGCCGTATCGACCCGTCGCAAGGCCAGAGGCGATAGCCTCATCGACGTTGTACCATGTCTCAGCATCCATCAAGGCTAGGATTTCGACCGGATCCTTACCGAGAAAATCGGCGTAGATTTCCACCAAGGATTGATCGTAGCTTTCGAGCGCCGCTAGCGTCTTTTTGATTTCGGTCACGTTGCCGAAAGCCACTCCCATTGCTCGATGAATCATAATCCGCGACCCGTCACCCATAAGCCGCTTGGACCCGCCGAGGAAAATCACGCTGGCCGCCGACGCCGCTAGGCTATCGTTGACGGTTGTGACTTCCCCGGCGTAGTCTTTCAGGAGGTTATGAATCGCGATTCCTTCGTCGGCCGCGCCGCCTGGACTGTTGATCCGGATTGTCACCGCTTGCGACCCGAAAGCCTTGAGGGCCTTGAAAACGCCGTCTTTGGTAACCGGATCCTCTGCCCATCCATCGCCGACGACGCCGGACAAGTGGATTTCGTTGGTTTCGTTGTGTATCTCGATCATTCTTGCAAGCCTTTCAAGCTAAATAGACGATTTTCCCACGTTTTAACCTCAGTTTCGACGGCCTTTTGTAGCGATTCGCCACCGTATTTGGCCGCCAATCCCGCTAGGATTCGGGTCGATTCCTGGCAGTGGAGCCTTGCAAGGTCACGGTCGAGCCCGATAGCCTCGATTTTGTCGGCCAGTTTCGCTTCCCATTGCGGGTACTTTTTGCCGATCCAAGCGACGAATTGAGCCTTTTTAGAGGCGTTGATTGCGTTGTTTCCTTCGGTCTTGATAAGCCCGCGTAGCATTTGCTCGACGGCTCGATCGTTTCGAGCTTGCTCTTGCGTGTCCTCTTGGTCGTCCTCTGGCGTGTCCTCTGGGTCCGGCTCTGGATCGTCACCCGATCGCTGGATATTCGGATTGATAAACGATTCGCCGCCCTCGTATGGGTTCAAGTCGAGTTTTGATCGGCATTCGTTGGGGTTCATGATGCGCGACGATACCGCAACGCTAAAAGCATCGATGGTTTCCTTGAGTGCGGTTCGCAGGATAGCCCCGGTGTTAAACTTGAAGTACGCTTTGTTGAGCCGAATTTCCGTTGGCGTCAGGAGCTTCATGTCGCATTGCTCCTCAAACTGGACTAGCCATCGATCCAAGCATTGAAGGTAAGCTATCTGGGTTTGCTCCCTGGAGTTGTACGAATCAGTTTCGCCATCGCCTGGCATTCCCTCAAGGCCAAAAAGCATCCCGATCGCTGTTTGATTAAACTGCTGTAAGGCTACAAATTGAGCGTCTGAGTTGCTCATTGAAACCGCGTTGGCCTTGATGCCTTCGCGCAATAGGCCTGCCTTGCCAGCGTTGTCCGATCCTGCTTCAGCCGCATTGAACGCGTCGATAAACTTTTTCGCGTCTGTGTCGTTGCGAAACATTGCCGGAGGGGCTTCCAAGAAAAGTTTAGCCCGAAAGCCCTTAGCGATTTGCTGATTCTGGAACTTTATCGCCTCTTTCGATGTGCTAAAAACGACGTTGGCAAGGTCGAGCAAACCTAGCCCGTCGACGCCGTTCCACGAAAAGCCGCTGATATGCAAAACGTCTGAGTCTCGAAATACGATGTAGCCGTTTTCATCGGCGTCACGGGCGTCAAATAATTCGGTTTTGGTTTGGTCTTCGGGCTTGTAGGCATGATACTTCAAGCCCTCATGGATTACGGTCCAGGTCCGCTCGGGCATCATGGGAATCAGTTCCTCGATGCCAGTGCCGTTGCGGATAATAGCCGCCCTGCCATTGCCCCTCATGATTGCATGGCTCAATAGCTGCTGCTTAAAAACGGTTGGGCTTTGAATCTTATTCGGTTGTTTCCTCAGTAGCCTGTAGCCATCGTGCTTGAGGTCGTTTTCGGCCCCTTTGCCGGCAACCTTTTTAACGTCGATCGGTAGTCGTGCGAAGTCCCCGGTAAGCTTGTTATGGGCAAAGAACGCCGGAGGGATGCCCATAGCGTCTTTGATGCCAACCCTAGCCGGATTAACATCCCAGCCAAAACCAGCCCATTGAACCAATCGAGAAAGCATGTCCATTCATTCGCTCCTAAATGACGTAAAGTTTCCCGGTTGATCGCTCAGGCTGTAGGCTTGCGATTCGATAAGCCATAACCGCCGCAACGATGGGGTCGATCTTGTCTTTCGATTTCGCCTTGTCAAACATCCACCTATCTTGCCGATCCTTGGCAATTATAGCGTTATTCGCGCACCAGCGTAGTAGCTTCGAGTCGGCAAATACTAGCCGCCCGTTTTTCATTAAGTCGATAAAGTCGCGGATAGCCTCATTAAAGTTGGCTTGGTTCTGCGCCATGCGAGCCGCGACGACGCCCGCCTTAGTTAGCTTCTCTCCGAGTTGCTGCCCGTTGTATGGATCATACGCCGCCGTCCCAATGTCGTTGGCCTCAAGGTCTGCCAATAGCGATTCGGTAAGATCCTCGATTGGGTAGGTAGCCTTGATGATTTCCTCGTCGAAGATGAATTGGCTAAATGGCATCGCCGTCAAGTCGCGATTGCAATTGGCCGCTATGTAAGCCTTAGCCCGAATTTCGTAGCGGTAGATCGTCTTACCATCGTCCGTAACGTCGATCGGGAATCGAGCGCACAAAGCGTAAGCCGCTAAGTCGTCGCGTGCTCCAAGGTCGACACCGGCCCCGTAGCCGTCAGCCTGCGACCAATCCGAGTAAGGCTTAACGCATCGCTCAAAGTCCTCAAGGTCGAAGGCTTTTTCGGTCGATGAGACGATCCGGTTGCCGTGGAAGCGATCAAGCAAATTCCGTCCGATTGCCGTGTGGCGAAACTTGTTGACTTGTTCGCGAAGGTATTCGCGCTTGACCGAAATACCTAAATTCGGATTTGCCTTGATCCACGTTGATTCGTCCTCGAAGTCGTCATTCTTGTCTAGCTCGTAGATCAGAGCAAATAGGGTTTCGTCCTTACTCACGCCCGAAACTACGTTGGTAGCGTAGTTGTATTCCTGCAACCAAAGATCGGATTTGTCATCCCCTGCGGTTGTGATAATTACATGCAAAGGCTGGGAACGTGAGCCGGATCCAGTCACCATCGTATCGTAGAATTTCCGATGGTGTTGGCCCCATGCGTGAACCTCATCCATAACAACGCAATGCGGGTTCAATCCGTCAAAAGGCTTGTCGGAAGAGACCTTGCGGATATAGCTGCCATTGTGATTGTACGTGATCGTTTCATTCCGGATGTCGGTTCGCGTCTGCATCGTCTTAGATTGCTGTACCATGCGTTCGCATTCGCCATAGGCAATGTTCGCCTGTTCCTTCTTGGTAGCCGTTAGGAGGATCTGCCCGATAGCTTCCGGCTTACCTGTTCGCGGGTCAATGTCGGCCATCGCTAGGTAGTGGCTCAATCCTGCTACGAAAGTAGTCTTGCCATTCTTCCGGGCCATCGACCAATAGACTTTGCGAAACCTTCGAGTGCGATCCTCATCGCGCCGCCAACCGAAGATATTCCATAGCCCGAAAATCTGCCAATCTTCTAGGGTTAGCGGCTTGCCAGCATACTCCCCGATGGAATGCCGAAGGATGAGCGGGAAGAACTCGCAAACGCTAGCCGCCTTAACCGCATCGAAGTAATACGGGAAGTCTGGCGTAGATTGCCTGCCCAAGTCCAGCCGATAGCGTAGTACGGCATCCTTGACGCGATCGCAAGCAACTACCGAACCGTCCTCGACGGCTTGGCAATAGTCCTCGACACGTAGCGGGATGCCACTTGCGATCAACTTGTTGACCTCGCTAGCCACTGGGCAAACTCGTCTTCCTCTTCGGTCTGTGGGGCCTTGAGTCTCGACCGGCTCGAAGGGGTCAAGCCTAGTTCGGCTTCGCGTTTTAGGATACGGTCTGCGAACTTGTGAAACTGATTTGCTTCGGGTCTTGTGATCGCACCGCCGTTGCCGTTCATGTCCGCCACGTTGCCGCCCTTTATGACTTCCCATAGCGAAAGCATCATTGAGTAATCAAGGCAGTAGCCCGCGATTAGGCCTTGATCGGTCTCGGCCAGGATATTCATCGATTCGAGTTGATCGCAAACCCAGTGCCAACGGGATTTCGCAGTCGGATCAGCCTCGACAGCATCGGGAATCCTTGGCCTCCCTAGCTTCGGTTTTGGCTCATCTGCGTTGCGTCGCTCAGGATGCTTGGTAAATGCACCCGAAGCCTCTTTAATCGCGTTAGAAAGCGGTTTGCGGCCCTTTACCATGAAATCCAAGCCTTTCTAGTCTGAGTTTACAGAAACGGAGATACTCGCGAAAGCG